CTGCGGCAGGGACTCGTTGTGCACTGGGTGCGGGGGCGGCCGGGCGTTGAACCGGGCGAGGAGCAGGTCGAGATGGTCGCGGATGTCATGCGGCGGGAAGGCGTGGACCGCGTGAACATAGACTATTCGGGCGGTTGGGGAACGGCGCTTCTGGCCGGTATGCGGGAGCGATACCCGGATCTCGGGGAAAAATGCTACCCTGTTGATTTCGGATCGAAGTCGCAGCACAAGCAGGTCAACCCCCATAAGCCCGGGCCTCGCAACAGGCGCGCGGAGATGTACCAGCGCACGCGGGAATGGTTTGAGCTTCCCGAGGGGGTTTCCATCCCCGACGACGATCTTCTGGCCTCGGATTTCGGGGCTATCGCGGCGCGCATATCCGGGCAGACAACAGACCTGGTTCTGGAGTCGAAGGTGGACATCAAGAAGCGGTTGCAGCGGTCGCCCGACGCTGCGGATTCGATGGTTCTCACGTTCGCGGTGCCTGACAGGGTGGTGCAGCATACCTTGACTCCTTCGCAGGCCACGGCTAATTCTACTTTCGGTAGCGCAGCGGTCGGGGCCCCGCACATAGAACAGGGTACACCTGTCGGGGGCTTCGACCCTTTTTCGGGGGGCGCCCCAACACAGTTTGATTCAGGCGGCGGTTGGATGATATGAGAAGTACCCCGAGCAGCATTGCACCGGCTTATGCCGCACGTCACTCTGTGACATGGGAGGACGAGGCGGACCTCGTGCGCACAGTGCGGCGGGAATACACGCTGGACGTCCAGGCAGATTACCATAACATCGAGCCTGCCCGCGAGGACATGAATTTCGTTATCGGGGATCAGTGGGCCGCCGATGTGAAGGCGCGCAGACAGCGCCTTTTGAAGCCGACGCTCACGGTGAACCGCTTGCCCGCCTTCATTTCGCAGTATCTGGGGTCATGGCAACAGACTGACACCACGATGAAGCTGATCCCGATGAAGGGCGGCAGCCGCGGGGTGGCGGAGGTCAGGCAGGGGATTATCCGTTCGATCGTGAAAGAGCCGGTTGCCAAGCACGCCGTAGATACGGCCATGACCACATCCTACATCGCGGGGGTCGGTAATTTCGGGTTGGAGCTGGTCGATAATAAGTTCGACGTGTTCGCCAAGGATGTGCGCCTCGTCGCGTTTGACGACCCGTTTCAGGTAATTTGGGACCGTGCGTCAAGGGAGCCCTCGGGGTCCGACGCGCAGCATTGCTATGTGACCTATTACACGACCCGAGAGGATTTCAAGAAGTCCTACCCCGAGGCCAGTGAGAACGAGATGGGCTGGTCTGGCGATGAACTGGACGACACGGTGATGACCGCGAACGGCTGGGAAGTGGATGATATGATCCGCGTCTGCCATTTCTGGCAGATGAAAGAGGAGCCGGTTACACTGGGGCTTGAGCGGGGCACCGGAGACGTCATTGACATCACAGGGTGGAGCGATGAGGAGATTGACGCGGGTATCGAGATCGACGCGGATAACGGCGATCCTATCACGCGTGAGACGGTCAGACCCTACGCCGAGTGTTACGTTCTGGGAGGGGGCGCGGAGCCTCTGGACGGGCCTTTCCGGTTGAACATATCCCGCCTGCCCGTGTTCAGGGCTGAGGGGNGGGCCTTGCAGGTTGCGTCCGTCCGGTATCGGTGGGGGTTTGTGCGTAACGCAAAAGATCCCCAGAGGCTGCATAACTACTGGCGGTCGATCATGGCCGAGGAACTGATGAAGTCGCCGTCTTCAAAATGGCTTCTCGATCAGCAGATGAACAAGTCCGGGCTGGCCGACCACTTCCGCAATGCCCACTTGTCCGGTGATAACGTGCTGTTCTGGGATAGTCAGGCAGGCGGCGCCAAGCCTGAGCATATCGAGCCGCCCCGTATTAACCAGGCGGTCCTGACAGAGGCTCAGTTGACCGTGCAGGACATCAAGGACGTCACGAACAAGCACGAGGCCAGCCTCGGGATTACCTCTAACGAGGTTTCCGGGAAGGCTATTTCTGCGCGCCAGCGGGTATCCGAGCTGGGGGACAGGGTATACGTTGAGAACATGAACATTGCGCTTCAGGAGTGTGCCAAGGTCATTGATGAGCTTATTCCCGAGGTCTACGACACGAACCGGGTTGTCAAACTCACCGGGTCAGATGACCAGGTGGTTGTGAAGGAGATCAACGGAGACTTCGGGGACGAAACCCCGGATGTGACCAAAGGCAGGTATGACATAACCTATGCGACCGGGCCGTCCTACGCGACCAAGCGCCAGGAGTCCGTGGATACCCTGATGACCCTGATGAACCACATGCCCCAGCTCGGGAATTACATCGCGGACATCATTGCGCGGAATCTCGATATTCCGGGTGCCGAGGAGATCGAGGAGCGCCTCATGGCCCTCTTGCCGCCGGGCATGGTCAACCTCGATCGGCTGCCGGAGAGCAAGAAGAAAAAAGTGGAGGCACGCTTGCAGCAGGCACAGCAGCAGCAGAGTCAGCAGCAGCAGATTCAAATGGCTACCTTGCAGCAGCAGATGCAGAAGATGGGGGCCGAGATCAAGGAGCTCACCGCGCGCGCTCAGCGTCATCAGGCGCAGGCCGGCCTCGCCGCTTCGCAAATGGGCGTGGACGCTTTCAAAGCCAAGGCGAATTACGATGTCGCGGACGAGAAAAACACCATCGCCGCAGCGCAGGTGGGCGTCACCATTGACAAAAACGAGATTGAAATGTCAAAAACGGGCATGGACGCGGCGTTCAAGGCCGCGACTATGGCGAAACCTAAGGAGGCGCCTAAAAATGCGCAAGACCAGCAAAACCAGCAAGGCGGGGAAACTCAGGTGGCCGACAGCGCGAGCAATGAAGGTCAAGGATGATAACGACAAGGAAAGCCCCCGCGAGGAACTTTCGGATTCTGCCGCCGATCGGGCAAACGATGCGCTGCCCGCGAGCGGCCGTTACGGTTGACTTGTCATGAGTCGGCACGGACCTGTAACATACCACGGCGTTCCTAAGACGATTGGGAAGCGCCGTGTGATACGGCATAGGCGCAAGCATTGGAAGGCGGCGACCTCGACAAGGCAGAAGAACGCACTGAAGGACTTCGGCATGGTGCCGGACCTGAACAAACCTAAAAAGGACTGAACAATGGCAAAAGACAACGACACCGATCTCGACACTGACGACGATTTTGACACCGACGACGACCTCGACGGCGTTGAGATGACAGATGAAATGCGCCGGGCTGCCGAGGCCGCCGATCGGGACGACGACGAACAGGACGACGATCAGGACGACGACGAACAGGACGACGACGACGAACAGGACGGCGACGAACAGGACGACGATCAGGACGACGATCAGGACGACGACGATCAGGGCGAGGGCTCCGACGACGACGATCAGGACGAGGGCTCCGGCGAAGGCGACCAGAAGGAAGGCGCGAACAAGAAGGGCGGTGCTCGGAAGCGTATCAAGGAACTCGCTGCCAAGCGCCGGGAAGCGGAAAGAGCCGCTTTCAAGGCTGAGATGGAAGTCATAGAGGAGCGGAAGCAGCGGGAGAAGCTTCAAGCCCGCATAGAGGCTCTTGAAAAGGGGTCGGGTAGCTCTGCGCCTGTGGCGGAACCCCGCGCTGAGGATTTTGAATTTGGGGAAGTTGACCCCAAGTTTGTTGACGCCCAAGTGGACTTCCGTCTGGGCAGAGAACGCGAAAAGCTAAAAAAAGAGCAGGCCGAGGCGCAGGCGCGCGCTGAACAAGAGCGCCTGGCGGCCCATTACAAGGAACGCCTGGGGAAAGTCATGTCGGCGGGCGGGAAGCGGTTTTCCGATTTCGAGGACGTTGTGAACGGCACGAACTTCCCCGCAGAGGTCGCCCGCGATCTGTTGGATTCAGACCGTGGAGTTGACATCGCTTATTTCTTGGGCAATAACGTATCAGAGTTGCGAAAGGTTGCCCGCATGAACGCGTCAGAACGTGCCAGAGAAATGGGTCGCCTGGAGGAACGGTTTTCGGCTCGTGCCTCTGCCGGAAAGAAGCGCACAGGCGCCCCTTCGACGCCCAACCGGAAACGCAAGCCGGTCGGCCAGAAGCGGTCAGCAAAATATGGCCCGGACGATCAGGATGCGTTCGACAAGGCCTTTTTCAGGAGTTAACAGGAGGCATCAATGGCAATCACCGTCCCGCAGTCCCGGCTTATTCTCAAGTCGGTAATGTCCATGCTCAGGAACAACTTGAGCTCGGCCAACATGATCGAGTGGGAAGTCCACTCGAACGAGATGAACGATCGAAACGGGTTTATCGTGTCGGAGCAGGTCGGCCCTGATTACATCATCACTGAATCGAATGGCGCGGTCCAAGACCTCACCACGGGCGTTCAGGATACTGTGTTCGGGTCGCAAACCTTCACGCTGAACAAGATCTTTGGGCTTTCGATGGGCGCAAGCGACATTGAAGCTGTCAAGGATCTGCAATCCGCTCGCCGGAATCGCGCGCTGAACAACGGTATTTCGCGCCTTGCAAGCTATATCGACCACCACGTTTTCCAGACGGCGGCGGAAGGGTTCAGCTACACGACTGGCACATGGGGAACGGACATCGCTACCCCTGATGCTTTCGCCTCAGCGCGTACCCGGCTTGCCTTGGCTTCGTTGGAAAGCGATCAGGACATCGTGGCCTGCCTCGGACACGTTGACCGCCAAAAGCTGGCGACCTACATCTACAACACCAGCCCCTCGCTGGCGGATGAAGGTTCCGTTGCCATGCGCAAGGGTTTCCAAGGCATGTTGGACGGTATCCCGATCAAGGCGTCGAACCAGCTTGGCCGCCTGACTACGGGAACGCGGACCAACGGCACGATTTCGGGCGCCGCGCAGAACGTGAACTACTCAGCGGTTTCCGATTCCGGCACCAGCGCAGGCTACTACCTGACCCAGACTTTGAACTTGGCGGGTCTTGGCGCTGCGGGCACTGTCAAGGCCGGCGAGGTTTTCACGATCGCAGGCGTAAACGCTTACGACCCGGAAATTCCGGCCTCACGTGGGTTCCTACAGGACTTCGTGGTCGTGACAGATGCTGTGGCGGACGGTGCGGGCGCTGCGACGGTACGCATCTTCCCCGCTATCATTGTTGATGACGGTGTGACGCTTATCGGTGCAGCCGCTGTGGACCGCGCACATGCGACGGTTGACGCAGCTCCGGCTAACGGCGCGGTTGTAACCTTCACCGGCAACGCTTCGACCACCTACATGCCGAGGATGATGTTCAAGAAAGAGGCTGTTGTGGCCCACTCTGCACCGCTTATCATGCCTTACACCGGCCAAGGCTTCCGGCGCCCGTTGGCGGCCGCTCAGCGGGACGGNGTGGCGCCTCTGATGCCTCGGCTATGGTTCTACTCGGACCCGAACACGGGCGCATACAAATGCCGGATCGACATGTTTGTCCAGGCACAGATGCGTAACCGCTGGATGGGCGTCAAGTTCTTCGGCTAATCTGGCCGACTCTGAATCACGGGCGAAAGGGGCTGCGGTTGACTCCGTGGCCCTTTTTGTAAATAAGTGAGCATCAGAAGCACGCAAAGGATTGATAGGATGACCGACTATAAACACCAGGAATTTCCGAAACGCGTTTACGGGGAATCCCTTGAAGACTATGTGGACATCCCTAACGAGGAAGCCCGCCCCGAAGGGTATCTTGACTACGCCGACTTCACAGGCGCCGCTATGGCCGCCCCGGTTCAGACGGACGCCAAGGCTGTCGCCAAGGCGCGACGGGCTGAAATTCGGGATTACCTGGACCTCCACAACGTCGAGTATCCCAAGAACGCATCCGGCGAAAAGCTGGAAGCCCTCAAGGTTCAACTGGACGAGTTCCTACAGGTTGCAGAACCGGATTCTACGGGCGTGAAGGATGACGCTTAACAGTACCCTGATAACCTCGGCCTATCGGGAATCCAACTTCACGGGCCAAGGGGCTTCTCTGACAGCGGGCGAGCAGGGGGAGGGCCTTTCTCTGCTGCAATCCCTTGTGGATTCCTTTTTCGGTATTGTGGTAGGCCAGCGGTTCAAGCCGTGGTGGGTGCCTTTCCCGAACTACACCTCACCCGACTATGTGAAGTTTCCCGCGATCACATCGGGGGTTACGTTGCCAAGTGAGACGGGCCAGCGGGACGTCAAATACCCTCCTTCAAATTCAGTGGTGATATTGCGCAACGCAACGCCAACGTCCATCTACATGCAGGCGCAACCCGAGAACGGGGCTGCGATGCAGTTTGTTGACGCCGGGTTCCGCGGAGACGTGACCATCGAAGGGAACGGTAACTTCATAGGCTCCTCGGGGATTGCCACGTCCGAACTTCTGACCTCTACCATTGCGTCCGGTACTAAGGTGCCAACAAGATCCTACGTCTACAGGTCCGAAGTGGCTACATGGACCCCTATCAGTGATCTCGTCTACGCAGGGTCCATGCCT